AAAATCAACTCCGGCTCACCGCACCATGGGCATACCGCGCGATTCTCTTTCGGTGCGGCAATGAAAAACGTTTTCGCGCACCGCGTGCATTTTGTCTGTAGTGCTCTCATGGATTTCCCTCAAACTCGCTGTCCAACACGTAGCCCATGCCAGACGCATAGCGGTCAGATATCGCTTACAAAATGCTCAAAGCTTTTAACGATCAGACCGCAAACACATAGAGCTTATCACAATATTCAGCATATTGATACTCTTTTTCTGTGTAGAGCTTGTCTTCGTATTCACTGACACAATCGCTTAACTCACACAACTCCCTTCCTTCAGCAGAATCTGGATCGGGATCACTCTCCATCAGCAAACTAATCCTATCCAATGCAGACTGATAATCTTCTTGACACTCAAGTGTTTGCATAATCGATGCTCAGCATATATGAATCAAGACAACGAATTCCCACTTGCGTAATTTAATCATGACTTATACTCGAATTGTGATGGTACCGACAGCGGGATTTGAACCCGCAACCTATGGATTAGAAGTCCATTGCTCTATCCAATTGAGCTATGTCGGCACACTGTTTAGCTTGCTTTCGTGTTTAAACGAAGCGTTGTCTCATGAATCAAGTCGTCAATTAAATCCTTTTCAAATTCACTTTTGACGACCTCAAAGAAAGTGCGATAGAAGTCATTGCCTTCATTTGCCTGCTTCTTACGCTTCCCTAGCTCACGCATCAGTAATTGATGTTCAATCCCATACTTACGCAGTGAATAACGCGCACGATTAAACCAATCAGAGTTGCTGTATTCCTTGTCACGCGCAGCACGCGACTTAGCATTCTCAAGCTGTGATTTAATCGATGCAATACATTCAGCTACTTCAATGATGCGATCCTCAATCTCATCAACCGTCATAGCAGAATGATCAACGCGAGTGTTTACAGTTTCGTTCATGATGATATCCTCAAAGTTCAATATTCATTGAGCGAATGAAACTCAATGAGTCATTTAAAATAACCAATCCCTTAGCATTGATCCTGTAGCCATTGCCTTTTGTGTCAAGTAGATCATACTTGCAAAGCACACTCACTGCCTTGCTGATATTCATGTACATGTAATTGACCCTTCGATCCCTGTTAATCTTCCAGACTTCAGAAGAAATGCTGCTGATATCGAAGTAAAGATCAGTGTTGTCCTTTGACAGATTGTTTATTGCAACAAGCGCCTTAGCTGTCCACTTATCCAATTTCATTTGAGTCATCCTTATTGAAGGTATGAATCATGTCTTTCATGATCTCAGAGCATTCAGTAGAAGCACGAGTCAACTCAGTGCTTGCCCCTACAAACCAACTGAATGCATCTAATAAACGATTCAAGTTATCATTCAGTGTGTGTGTATTATAGCATGAATGACTGCATTTGTCAACACTTGCGTTATTGAGTAGTGAAGCAATCTGCTTGATGTGCTTATAACTCACTCCATCAATACAACCGATGATTGCACAGATATCATTCTCAAGAGTATTCAGCACAACAACATCGTTTTCAGGTTGCTCAATCAACTCACCTGATACAGGTTCTTCGCTGCAAGACATTGAATCTTTGTGAAACTTCAGATCAAGATTGCTGTTAATGATCTCATTCGAGACATCATCGATAACGATTTGATCATAATACGAAGTGTCTACTTCATAGGTTGCAGCAGGCTCAGACCTGATCTGATCAACAGGCTTTGCAGAGATGCAATAAACACCACTTGGGCTGAGTCGATACTTGTTCGGTTTATCGTTGATGATCTCAATAAACCCATATACTTCTAGGCGACTGATGCACTTACGAATATTATCACGCTTGTAGAACACATGATCAGTTTTGTTAAACAGACCACGCATGATATCATCAAGCGTATGATAGGAGTTTTCGTCAGATTGATAGAATGCAAGCAGCGTATTCATAACATCTACTTGCATCTCAGTGAGACTGCTCTTTTTCATAACAGCACCTTATTTCATTATGTTAAGGTGCCATTATAACAAAATACGCAGAATAAGTCAAACCTTTTTTTTGATAATGTTGTATATTTGACGTGCGGTTAGGTTATAGTCGCTTGATAGGTTATTGATATTCCTACCATTAAATCGCTTTCTGATCTCATTGTCACGATTGATCTTTTTATGTGTTCTACTGATATACATGAACTCCCCACCAAACTCATAAGATATCTTGTTTGAGATGTCGTTCACTGCTCGATCATCGAGGTTCAACGTTCTTTTCATGAAGTCAACGATATCATCAAGAGTGTTTACTTTCTTCATCACCTGCACCTCAGTAGTGTATCGTTGAACTACTATCTAATTTTAAATTGTCTTTTTAATGCCTTCAGCACTAACAGATTAGTTTGCTCATCAAATCCGATGAAGGGTCGTGGCGGCTGATAGGGCTTAGGATACCCATAATTGAATCGCTTTGCATAGACAACATTCGATCCTACAACCACTTCATTCTTGTATGTTCTTGAGCGAATATTCGCAAACAGATTGCCCTTGAATACACCTTTCTTGTAAGGCCCAAGCACTGACCCATGACTTTTCTTATACTTGATTGTGACATCGCTGAGATCAGCCCACGCTCTACCATCAGGATCAACTTCTGCAACGAATCGTCTGAGCACAGCATTCTTATACGCCGTACCGATATCACTCAACAGCGGTGATATATTATCAACTTTCTTTCGCAGTTTCTTGATTGCGGCAGATGCCTTGTCATCAGTCATTGTTGCCTTCAGTCTCAGCCATGACCCACCACGACTCATCTTGATCTACTCCGTGATTCATTCATGAGTTCTTTATAACACTCTACAAACTCAGGTGTAACCTCGATTGATTTATCTCTATCAAGATATCGTTGAATCGCTAATGATTCATCAAAGCCTGACAACTGACAAGCCTCAACCAATCGCTTAATAAACACCGTATTAAATGAAGTATATCTCTCGCACAGATCATTGATTCTGCTGAACATAAACAACTTGCTAAGTTGATCATGCTCAATAATGACAATGTTGCTGGCATCGTAGCTCATTATTCATCCGCAACAGATTGATTCTTAACTGCATCCGTATTCTTTTGATTTAATATGTTACTCTCACCTGCGACAATACTCTGCTCATCGATATCATCCTTATTATCATCGATGTTGCCTACAGTGTCAACAGTGTCATTCATCTCATCAGCATCATCCAAGTCATCTTCGTCAATGTCATAGTTATCAATTAGATAACCCTTAGTAAACTTCAACCCAGATGATTGCAGCACGCTAACAAGAATAGCATCACGCTGAGCACGATGCATCTCAAGACCTGAATCATCCGACATGATGAACTCAGGTGCTTCAAAGTTATTCATGTATGCTAAGCAGTTGACAAGATGTTGTCCTGCACGTTTCACCATGCGAATATCAGCGCGACGTTTATCATTACGCACTTCATTGTGAATCGCAGCAACTGCATAAGACCCATTCGCACCAACATCTGATGTGAGTGTCTGACCAAGAATCAACTTCTGAATACGTCGCACAATCGCCTGTTCGAGGCGATCAAACTCGCCTGGCGTCGATGCACTGATTGTTTCAATATGATCATCACCAGCAACTGATTGAAAGGCAACTGTTGATCGTACACCCTGCTGCGTCATGGCTTCGACAAAGCCCTGATAATCCTGCACCAACCCAAATACAATCGGTTCACCAAAGGTTTCAAGGAACTGCAACCACATCCCCCATCCTTCACGCCGCCATGTTACAGGGAACCATAAACGTGACAATAGCGCCTCACCATAGGGATTGCGATAGGATGAGTTAACGCGCGTCAATAGAAACTTCAATGGATCGCATTTCACACCATCCGTACCACCGCTGCCATCATCAGGGAAGTACAGTAATTCGCCTTTAGTTGTTGGGCTGAACCACTCCATCGGTTTGAGTACGATGCGATCAAATGCAATCCTTCCTACAGTATCCTTCTTGTACATCATCTCCATGACAGAATAACCATAGAACCGCGCATCCATGCACCCACGCATCACATCCTCAATATGATCCTTGAGTGCATTCTCAACCCACTTGCCGATGCGATTATACGGCTCCACCCTCCAATTCGTTGATATCACAGCCTCGCGTCGCGTATCGATGCACTGTGAAATCTCATCATCCAACTCAAGTTGTCTAAGCTGATATCTTTTAATACCTGCCTTTGACAGCATCTCATCAGGATCAGGGATAGATGTCACATACGTCATCATCCGTGATACAGCTAACTCGCTTTGCAGCAATGAACGTCGCGACACCTTATCCATGATGATCTACCTTAGAATCGAATAGGACGTTGTGATTGAATGATCGGATAAGGTATCTTGCCCGTCATACTAAAATCCATAGCAAGAAAGTTAGGTACAGAACCCCTGTCTGTTTTGACAGAAGGATTATAGCATAATTCAAAGCTGTTGTCAACAACATTATTCAACAGTGAGTCGCGCTCACAATAACTTATAATGTTCTCAACAACATCAGTGTGTGATTTATGCAGATAGATATGTGCATCACCGATTGTATAATACATCCCACCGACATTTAGATTTGCATGATGCGCGAAATACATCAGCATCCCCCAACTCTGCACAAAGTTGTGTGGTAACCCTAACAACACATCAGCACTACGCTGATAACATGACATAAACAGATATTTGTTACGCACAAAGAATTGAATGATCGTTGAATGACAAGTTGTCGGGCAATCCTTGTTATTGTTTGATTGCGTAATACTATCCATATTACCAGGATGCCATGCCGTCATCACCAATCGTCTTGAGTTCGGGTTATTGATCAACCCATTCAAGATGAACTCAACTTGATCATAATACCCTGAGTGTCGTCTGAACTGTGTTGCATACCCATTGATATAATACCCGCAGTGATTTAACTGCCCATCCCACCAATCCAACAACTCATCAGGGCATTTATCATTACCACTCATGAACCACTCCATCTCACGAAGTGCTTTCATGTAGGCTGTTTTTCTCACCGTCACCAAAGGACATTGATCAAAGAAATATGTCCCTAATGCAATCATTGATTTAACACGATGATTGCGTGTTTCTAACTCAACCCCAAAGTTGTAGATGCTATCAAGAATCGTGTAGTAGACAGAATCTGCTTTCGTGATCTTCATCATGATCTCACTTTAAAACGATTCTTAATACCGGTCTTTGAATAATCCGGTTTGTTATACACCGGCAGATTACGCACCGCAGCCGACAGCGCATCAACAATATCGTCATGCACACCGTCAGGGAATGCCTCAAGCTCACTGATCATGGTTTCATTCCATGATCCTCTCACCAACACAATATTACCATTCTGCCATTCAGCAGCAGCCGGTTCCGCCATCGTCACCTTGTTCTTGGTGATGTAACGTGAGATCACCGTGTAGCCCTTCAGCATCGAACGATAGGATTCAATTTGATCTAAACCTGCCTGTCCGGGGTCTTGCGGAATCACCACCCATGCATCCTTCCCGTTCTTAACTGCATGATTCTTGATGATGGCCCGCACATCTGCTGCTTTGCGACGGACACGGATCATATCCGCTACAACAATCTTGCCTTCGATATTCCGACCTACTCTCAACCCAATCGTCCAATCCGGGTTTTTGCCTTCAACACTTTCTGATGCGGCTAAATCCCATGACATTACCCATTTGATCATCTCACCTTCAGGCGGCACCCAATCGATGATCTTAGCGTCTTCACGCGGGAAATACATACCGGCTGCTGCCCTGACCTTCCAGTTCCCATCCAGCAGTCTAGCCCGTTCGACTTTGCTTAATGCCTTCAGGTTTGCTAAATAACCGGGGTCTTTCTGCATCAAGATAGGATTGTCGGTGATCTTTGCCGAAACGAATGTAACACTCTTTGGTTCAGATGGGTCGCATTGATGACGCTCAACCAACTCTTCTACGCTATCACCCCACACCATTTTGTCATTGATGCGAATGAAGTAACGCACGACACCACTTCTATCCTGTATCGGGAACCCGGTTTCCTGATCAATCCACCATGACAGAAACTCAGCAACCCATGAATCAGAATCCGGGTTGGTTGTACAGCGGATGTAGGGTCGCACACCACAAGTAGAACGTGAACGAGACAACATGTAATTAAACTGAAATGCTGAGAAGTGTGTCAACTCATCAAAGCCTGTCATCGGGATTTGCGATCCCTGCCAACTCAACACTTCATTCTCATGATTCAGGTGAGCAAATGTGACCTTTGCCCCTGACGGGAATAGAAATGTAGGCGATGGTGCTGAACGATAACTTGCACCTAGCTGAGGATAAATCGTTAATGCCGTATCCCTTAAACCACCTTCAGAGATGATTTGTTTCTGCTCACGACGAAAGATCACCGCGCCAAAGTCAGGATTGTCAATGTGACGAATCGCCTCCAGCAACAATGCGTAGCTGTTGTGCGTCGGCACAAATGATTCAGTGATCAAAAACATGTGTGACTCATGCTTGACTTCAATACACTTGAAGCAATCAGGTTCAGCTTTCTTGATTGCTTTGATCGTGTAGAATACATCATTAACCAGTCGTTGCTTGTTGTACTTTCGATGAATATAGAACATGCGTTCAGATGAGTAGAACTTGATCATGTAATATGATTTTGCATAATCATAGTCTTTATAACACTTTATCCCTGACGATGATAGCAACATCATCATAGTGTCAGTGATCAACTGATCATTAAACCCAATGCAGCACATCCCGTTCTCATCACACCACCCAAACATATCCATCATGCCGGTGATGGCTTTGATCTTAGCAGAGTTCTGAATCAAATACCCTGTTTTAGAAACCTGTTCAAGGAACTGTCGTGGATCAATATCCTCATCCCATACAACGCTATCTGAAATCACCATTGAGCTTGATGCTTCAGAGTAGGTGTTTCTTACCTTGATCCTAGGCTTGATGTTGACAAAATCATCATGATCAATCTTCAATACAGTTAGATGATCAAAGCTGTTATTGATATAGCGCATCACCATAACAGCCAACCCAATATAGTTGCACTTTAAATCAAAGACATGACAACTATTGGATTTGCTTAGCAGCGTGCTGCACGCCATGATCTTTACAGGAGTTTCATCAATCAACCCAATCAGTTCTTTGGTTTTTAACAAACGTCCTCTGTTGTTGATATACACAACCCATAAATGATCTTCGTCTGCATCACACAGATAACCCGTGTCAAGGTAGATGGAGTAGGCGTTTTCACGCACACCTAGATCATGAACAGCAATAACATCCGTTCTTTCACCATCAGGTGCATAAATTTTATCACCGACCTTGATATCAGCCATGCGCTTGATCCCTTTGATAGTCGGGATCAGTGTTGAGTGACTTAGCGCCTTACCACTTCCTGCGCTCCCCCCATACACAGCTATATCAGCATGTGTAGACAGAAACTTGGTTTGTGCACCCTTCTGCGGATAAATGTCACTCATTTTAGCCTCTCATCGGCATGATAATGTGAAGACCATCACGTTCTTCATTTGTCTTTAAACAAATAGAAGAAATCGTACTATTATTGTCGGCAACCATGAATGTAACAGTTTCACCCTCAATCACAGATAGTGCATTAAGAATATAATCAACATTCAACTTCATATCAAATTGATTATCAGATAGACTCTCAATCTCAACACAATCATCGAATGAGTTATTCTCTTTACTGACATACACATCTAACGCATTATCTTTCTTCGTGAAACACACCCCAAAGAAATCACCATCACGCAGTGTTGCTGCAAGTCGCACTGCATCCGTGATCTGTTCCTTGTTGACACTGAAGGCATCAATGTACGATGAATTGATCAAGCGATCATAGTCAGGTGTTTTTTCGTTGATGACTGTACAGGTTAGCTTGATATCATTGATATCAAACACTACTCGATTCATGTAGGCTGTGATGGAGCACTCACCATCATTCAGTATCTTCAGCAGCAATGGGATCATCGACTTTGCAATGATCGTGCTGTGTTCAGTCTGATTGTTGATTGCTGTGAAGGCATGTGACAGCGTATGCCCATTCGTACCATACAGCTTGAGGTTATTCGAGAATGAAAAACACAACCCATTCAGATAGTTGCGTACATCAGAGACTGCCGCTGAACGCTGCGTCTTGTTGATCAAATCAGACAGCACAGCACATTCGATGGAGAAGGTATCTACAACCTTGCGCGTTTGTTCATTGCTTGTTTCATCTTCAGCAGGGTAGTGTGACGCATCATTTGATTTGATCTTGAATGTGCTGCGACCCTGCTTGACCGTTACGAACCCATCCTTCAGTTCAAGCGACATGGAACCTTTTTTATAGTTCTTCACAATGCTGTTCAGCTTGACTGCATCAAGCGCACAGATAAAACGCTGATCAACTTCATCATTGTTTTTGAAAAGATAACTGCCAGTACTCTTTGCGGTGATGGTGACGGCAATATTACTTCCGGTGATGGATAGACATTGATCATCGCACTCAATCAGCAAACAACGTAATACTTCAATATAATGATTCTTTGACACTGCCCCAATCACATTACTGATCAAATCAGACAACGTGTTGCGCTCAATCACGATCTTCATAGTCACCACACCGTTTAACAAGGAAAATCAGGGAGTTCCATAAAAAAGCGAATGGAACCATACTTATCAGAGTTTGGGTTATGCCACACCCACCCATTCCAGTAACGCACAAATCGATACTTCATGTGCCCAACTTCCTGCACCACCAAATAATGACCGGGCTTTGATGGCTCACCATCCTTCCATGTCATGGATGCACTCGTTGAGTCACGCATCGTCAATCACGACTGTTATCAGGCAGGAAGATATTGACGCGAGGAGTATCTACGTTGATGTCCTTGCGCTTCTCTGCCTCAATGAAACCCGATATCTTCATCCTGAAGATTGTCGGGATGACTTGCTTATCATTCACCATCTCATCAAGTTTTGATGCTGCCTTGATGATCCCTGCCGACATACCCATGAGATAGGATTCCTCAATCTCAGGGTAATCATTTGAAACACTGATAAACTTGCTTTTACTCAATCCCCAGTATGCCCCAACCATCTCGCGCGTCATCCCTAAACGCGCCATCTGATACACAACTTCAGGATCGATATAGATTACTCTGCGTCCTTCACGACGCATGTTTTTGCTGAGTTGATCGTTGTTAGCAAACCCATCACTGTAGACTTTAACCTCATCATTATCTACATAAGATGTTCGCTTGTCAAGAACATTGCGGCTCTCTTCGGCAAAGATAACCTGATCATCAAATTCAGGTAAGTTCTCAATATCATTCTTCTTTGCCTTCCTAGCCATATCTAACCTCAGTTGATTCGTTCAGATGATAGTGCAAACTTGCTTTGCTTGTTGTGACGATCACAGGTGATGGTGCTGCACATGCGACCAACATCATTCAGCAACACACTGTAATGCCCATCATCCAACAACATCATGGATGTCATTAACATGTGCAATGAAACAGAACACAACAAAATATCATCACGATAGGACTTGTTACGATCAACGATCGTATTCATCATCTCAATAGATAGACTTTCGATATCACGCGCAATCGTGCTAGATAGATCATCGTCGTTCTGTTTCATTATATTAAACTCCCTTGCTTGCAGTCACAGATACAGTGTTATTGTATCGACCGTTTACAGCATAGGACTTCTCGTGCGGGACAGGTTTTGATTCAAAGAAAATCATTTGCCCAATCTTCATATTAGGCTTGATGAGAATACTGTGATAGCGTGTATCATTCTTCAGTTCAAGTGTTAAGACACTGTTCGACCAACAAGGATCACACCATGTAGCCAACATGTTATTGATGAACACACGCGCAATACTTGACTTCAGCTTGAATTCACAGGATAGATTGTTAGGAAGGTTAAAGATTTCCTTTGTACAAGCCAACACAACCTCACCGGGTGACAGGATATAACCTTCATCACGCATCTTAATAGCGATCATGTTTAGTGGTTGCTTGATTGACGGATCGATCACGCCACCACGGATATCCTCAATCATGATTTCATCACCCAAACACACATCAATGCTTGTTCCATTGATCTGACTGTGATCAGCAGAGATTACATTATCATCAACCAAACCATGCAACTCATTGTAACTTAAGATCATTTAACTACCCTCGTGTAATTTAGACACAGTATAGCATATAAATAAAGCATTGTCAACTAATTTTTATCAATCTTGATGTTTTTAATATTCACAAAGATTGATTTATAATCATCGCATCCTTTTATCTCTGCATGAGGATACACGTCTTTTGATAATTCGCAATAGCCCTTGTTTTTGTTCTTATCAATTTTGCAATACAGACAATATGGACATGCAATGAGATTGATCATCGAACACCTGTTCTGATGGCTTTAACGATGCGTGGACCACGGGATTCAACTTGACTATACCATAAACTCATCTCAAGTGCGCTCGCCGCATAATCATATTCTCTCTTCTCCATATAAGCAAGAAACTTCTTGAACTTACCTAGCTTCATGCCCAAGTTAAATGCAAGATTGATCATAGTACGTTGACGAGTATCATCAAGATCAACCCATGAAGGAAAGATTTTATTGAGCACGTTTTCTGCTTCAGCAACATCCGCCCAAAACATATCACGCACCTGCTTCTCAGTTACTGTGACAAATGATTCATTCTTCTTGATGAGATGCCCAATCCCAATCGTCTTATAACCTAACGTATCATTATACACATGATATCGAATACCCTCATCAAACAACAGTTCATTATACAGCTTGTCTCTATTGTACATACATCACCTGTTATTTGCTCTCAATCCACTTTTGAATAACCCACACAACAAACCCTGTCAATGAAACAATGATAGCAATGATTGTTTTCTTGAACAAATCAATCGTATCCATGATTGAGTTAATGCGTGCCCTTTCAATTTCTATTGATCCAATAATGCTTTTATCTATATAGTGAAATCTGTCATTGATATCAGAAATGTTTTTCTGTAGTGACTCAATAATCACCCATGCGCGTTTGCTTTCTTCAAGATGAGTTGCAATACGTTCATTTGCAACAGCCAATCGCTCACTAATCTCAGCATGTTTCTGCAAAGCATTATTAACAGATAAAGGCAACGAATCAATGATCTCTTTAATATGATCAATGTCTAACTCAATTCGTGATATTCTTGAATCAATTGAGTCATTTGTCATCTAGCAACACCTTTAATCTTTTCAAATGATCTTAATGTACTCATGCCCAACATACCAAACAGTAGCTCCATGAGTATATCAGAAACAATCGGTTTTGGTGGGATAAGATCAGGATTAAAAACCATCATCCAAAGCAGCAATGGGTAGATGATGTATTGATAGGCGAGCGCAGTCACACAGCACCATCCTACCGCTGGTCTCCATCCAGACACCAGAATACTACTGTTTGATGCTTCAGCAACATTAACAGTTGTTTGTGCTTTTGATAACTCAAGCTCTGCATTAAGCTGTGCAAGTGCTAAAGTTAATTTGCTTTTCTCAGCTTCACTCGCATCAGGCCATATGCGATTGATGACGCCATTCGCCAGGTCAGCTACTGCGCCGAGTCCGGTCAGGTCGGTCACGCCACAACCCTCGAAAACTCAGGGCGTTCCGTACAGACGATATCCTCAAGCGCGGCAATCCCCGCCTCAGTCGTCGCCGGACCATCGATTGAGA